TTGGCACATCAATGGCCCACGCTCCAGTGAACGTGGCCATGCGAAAGACTTTGCCGCCACCGTATATGGGGTGATCAAACTCCACACCCGGCTGCGTGCGGTTCCCGGCCTCGACGGTGCGGACGACCTTGGCGATCCGCTGGGCGGCGGGTTTCGTGAACGATACGAACCGCTGGCCGGCAGCCTGGCCACCGCCGTTCCCGGCACCCTGGCTGCTCATGGACTAGCCCTCAACAATGCTGATGACCAGCTGCGTGCCGGTGAGATTCGATTGTGCGGCGTAGTTGCCAGCCGCCAGCCGGCCCACCGCAGCCTCACCGCCCTTGAGCGACACGCAGGGCACAAGAGCCCCGGCGGACAACTGGCCGAACGATACAGCCGCCGTCGTCACCGTGGAGAGGTTGCGAGCGAAGAACAGCCCCACGGACGACATCGACGCCGTGCTGATGGCCACCGTGCCGGCGGCGTTCGTCCCCGGCGTGAGCGTGATGGTGTTCACGCCGCTGGCGTTGCAATCGGCCGTGACGCCCGAGGCCACGAACGCTTGGTTGAGGTTGCCACGGGCAAGTTGGGCGTTGATGTTCCACGTCAGGTCGGGCATTGGAGTCTCCTACTGCTGAGTCGGTGTGCCGAAATACTGCTGAAAGTTGACGGCCTTATGGACACGGCGGACAAGTACCGTGGGAGCACCGGTGGTGATGGCCCCGGCCGTAGTGAGGGGCTGAGGGTTGCTGGCCGGCACCTTGTCGCTGGTGTCGGGGCCGATGACGTAGCACCGCTTCTTCGTGCTGCCGTCTAGGTAGTTCCACCCGACATTGGGCAACTGGAGCGGCCACCCGTCGGGCCGGTACTCAAGCGTCACCTTGACTTGCCAGTAGCGGACCTCGACTTCGTTCACCACCTCGACGGCCGGGTTAGCGGCGATGCCCGAGCACTTCCAGGTGTACGCAGCCCCGCCGAGGTACGTTGCCGAGTTCACGGCGTTGGTCACCGTCGTGGCCAGCCCGTAGTCAAACGTGGCACGGTTGCCGCTGATGGACGCCTGGAGCGTGCTGATATCTGTCGTGGCCCCCTCAAAAAAATCATTTGCCGAGTTCTGCAGCACCTTGAGCACGTCGCCCGTGTCGTAGTAGTAGAGGGCCGGGACTTGCAGCCCGCCGGTAGACCACTTCCACACGTCGGCTCGAGCGAGAGGATTGGGAGACAGCTGCGACGACGAGAGCTTGGGAACTTCGTAGTCCCAGGTGACTTCGTAGTGCCAGCGTGAGCCGTTGTAGTTGCCCACCGACACGTTCATGGCGAGGCAGTAAGCGGCCTCTGGGTGCGGCTGCGTGTAGACCACGCCCACGCTGTTCACGATGGTCGTCTGCGGCGTTGTCGGGGCGTCAACCTCCACAACCCATTTCCGCTGAAATACGGGCGGCTCGCCAAACTTGCGAGAGGCAGAAACCGTCGGCAGTTCTGTGACGCTCAAGACGCTCATGCGGCAGCCCCGCCAAGAATGTCAACCTTCTCCTGCTGCAACGCTCGAAGTTCGGCACGAATCTCGTCAAGCTTCTGCGTCTGCTTTCGATACTCGGCAATGGCCGGATCTTCGCGGCCCGTGGCCAGGGCGATGAACTGGGACATGCCCTCGCTGGAGCGAAGGTCGTTGGCCTTAAGGGCTTCGTTTGACTTGCCGCCGAGAGCGGCCGTGCGTTCGGCCGTGATGGCGTCAATGTCGCCTTGCCTGGCAGCCATCTTTTCGTCTACGGCGGCGGCTTCCTTTGCAATCCGCTGCTGCTCTTTCGCCGCTTCTTCGGCGGCCTTTTCGGCGGCCTTTGTTGCCTCCTCCGCTTCCTTTTGGCGAGCGTCCGCAATCGCCTGCTCGTTCTGCCGGCGAATCTTGTACATCTCAAGTTCGCGGTCGGCTTGCTCGGCGTCAGCCTTCTTGCGAGCGTCTTCGATTGCCTGCTCGTTCTGACGGCGGGCCTTGTAAATCTCTAGTTCAGCGTCAAGGCTGTCTTGAGTGGCCGAGCCAGCGTCCGCACTGGCCTGCTCGGCCCCGGCTCCGACTTGTGCAACCGGCTGCTCGCCGCTGGCAAACGCTCGGCCGATAATCGGCACGTCGGCCATGTAGGCGTAAAAATCCTTGATCTTCTGAGTGGCCCAATCAATCCGCTCGCCGATGTAGCCGAAGGCTGCATTCATGCCGCTGCGGATGGCCTCCACGACGTTTGTTAGCCCGACAATGAACGGCGAAAGGAACGTTTGCGTAACCGCGCCGGCTACCTTGAGCACAACCCCAAGAGCCTCGCCCAACACGCCGACCAGCTTTAGCACGCCTTCCACAAGAGTGCCAATCAGCGTCGCCACCGGGGCAATCGCTTGAGCAATCGGAGACGCAATCGACGTAACGCCCTCAATGATGCCGCTGATGCCGTCAGTGAACCCCGCAAGCCCCGACTGAATCGCGGCGAAGGCACCAACGAACGGCGTTACGAATACATCGCCAAGCCCAGAAAATGCCTGCCTCGAGCGGTCGCCTGCCGCCGTGGCCTCCTCCATGGCAAAGGCGAGATTGTCCACCTGTTGAGCCTGCACCTGGCCAAGCTCGGCATTGAGAGCCGAAAGCGTCACGGTGCCGGCCGTGATTGCGGCGGCCATTTCAAGGGCTCTGTCTTTAGCGCTTACAAACGCTCTGCCCAAGTTGAGAGCCAGCAAGGCACCGCCGACAAGCGGATTTGTGAGGCCCAGCAATGCAGCGGCCGTCGTCCCCGCCGCGCCGCCGCTCACCGCCAACCCAACGCCAAGAGCCTTGGCCGCCAGAATCATCGTGCGGGCTGCCATTGCCCCCTTAAGGGCACCAATGGCAAAGTCTTTCAGCCCGGCTGGGTTGCGAATGGCGCTCATGACCTTCCATTGGGCATAAGTCCACGCAATGTCCTTGCCAAAGGCAATGACGCTAACGCCTGCGTCCGCCACGGATTTAGTGGCGTCGCCAATGCCTTGAATCGCTCCGCTGAGCCCGTTGACGACTCGCTCGGCAATGCTGGCCCGGTTGGCCATTTCGTCCATCGTGGACGTGGCCGCCTTTAGTTCGGCGTCAGCCTTGGCGACGGCTCGGCCGTAAACCTCTTGGCTCAGCAAGCCTTTCTGCATCATCCGGTCAAGCTTGCCAATCGTGTCAGCGTATTTCTCAGTTGGCGTCCGCAGTTCTTGCGTGATCTTCGCCGCTTGACGGAACTCGGCAGCCGTGGCCTTGGAACTCGCGCCCACACGCGAAAGCTCTTTGTCGGCCTTTGCGACACCGGCAGCCATGCCGTCGGCGTTGGCGGTCAACTGAAACGCTAAATCAAGTTTCTGTGCCACGTTTCAGTTTTCCAAGTTCCGCTGCAATCTCTTCGCCGGTCATCGGTGGCCGCCGCAGCGGCATGAAGTCTTCCGGTTTTGGTATTCGCCCTTTGACGTGCGGTGCAATCGTGAGCGCCGCAATCACACCCGTCTGTTGCCACTCCCGGCCGATTGGTTCCAAGTACCTGTCAAAAGCCATCCACTCCCGAAGCTCTGCCACGTCCATCCGCTCGCAAAGCTCTCGTTTTGTCATCCCAAGGGCCAACGCCAGCCGCATCACGAAGAGCCAATCCGGCCGGCGTTTCATTCCCCCGCAATGCGCTCCACCTCTTGGTCGCTAAGGTTGTTGTGCTCCATCGCCGCCTGCCAAACTCGATTCACGACCTTGGCGGACTTAGCGGCCAACTTGGCCACGTCGCCGTTGTCAAAAAGCCGGTGGCCCTTGTCGTCAACCAAGCACCGCACAAGGAACTTGCTGCGGAAATCGTCCACTCCGGTGTCCTTCTTCCGCATCCACTCGTTCTCATATGCGTCACGCTCGCCAACGCTCATGACTCGGATGTACACGTCGCCGCCCCACTCCGGCACGTTGAGCTTCAACAGCCCAAGGTCATCGGCGGCAAGGATCTGGTCTTTCGTTAACGCTGGCATCCGTGGGCTCCTTAAGTCATGCACTACGTGATTTTGAACGTCACGTTGTACGCCTGCAGTTCGCCGACGCTTGCTTGCCAACCAAGCTTCTCAAACACGGCGGCGTTGAACGACCAGGCCACGCCTGGCCCATTAATAGATAACGCCGCCGTCAACCCAACGTTCGTCGCAACCATGCCTGCGTTGCCACGGAGCGTTACGCTAACCGTGCCCAGGTCAACGTCTGAGGGCCGGTAAGTTTTGTAACGAGACGTAGAAGTGCGAGAAGTCACTTCGACCGTGTCGGACGAAACGCCGTCCACGGAAATCGACACCACTTCGCCAAGGGTCACAGTGCCCCAGGTAGCGGTCGTCCCCTGCGATACGTTTGCCACGACGGCCTCCCGTCGGGGTTACGCCACCTTAAACGTCAGCGACTGCCTGACAAGTTCGCCAACGCTATAGGCCACGCTAGAGCTCGAGACGGTCGCCGTGTACGTGACCGTGGCAAAGGACAGATTGCCTGACGTGCCGATTTGCACGACAGCCGTGCCAAGAGCCTCAACGCTGATCTCGTTGTCCTTCAAGGCCGGAGCCTGGTACAGCCGATTGGCCCCGCTGGCCTGCCCAATGTGCGACTGGTCAAGAAGGTCACCGCCAGGCGTAACCGTGACCGACTGAGCGGTATAGGTTGCGCTGGCAAAAACGAACGTATTGCCCTGGGAATCGGCAGCCATCTGGCAGTTCTCCTAGTGGATTGCGGGCGGCAAAGCCCTATCCCAAAACTAGGGAATGGTGGCGAACCCTTGCAGTTAGCTGAGCTTGGCCATGTGCCGCTGCACAAGCGCCTCTAGGTCGCCCTGTATGGTTGCACGCATCTGCTCTCGATTGGCAAAGAACGCCAGCCAGGCCATCCGCTGAGCCACAACCTTGCCCCTGCCGGCCCGTGGTGGCGTGCCTCGCTCAATGTAGGCTGCGTGCGGTGCAACGCCCGACGCATAGCCCAAAAGCCCCACGATGCGAAACTTTGAGCCTCGGCCGTACTTGCGAGTCAAAATCGCTGGTGCTCTGCGAAGGCGACCGGTCTTTGAGCCCAAGCGGGACACGTTTTGACGCAGCGACGCCAAGCCGGGCTGCATGTCTCGTTCTACGATGGAGCGAACGTCTTGCGGGTCCAAGGCCATGCCTTCTTGCAGAACGCCGCCACGCATCCATTTTGTGTCTTTCAGCGACGT